TATATGAAGCAGTCTGGCACGGGCTTCCTGTGATTGCAACTGACTGGAGCGGGCATTTGGACTTCTTGACTTTGAAAGAGGATATTAACCCACCGGGTAAGATTAAGGGTGGAAAGACAAAAGGCAAGATTACCACCATGAAAAAGAAGTTTGCTGCTGTGAAATATGAACTAAAACAAATCCCTCAGCAAGCAGTTTGGAATGGAGTACTTCAAGCGGACTCCCAGTGGGCATACATCATTGATGAGGATGCTAGAAAGAAGATGCGTGATGTTTTCGAAAACGAGGAAAAGTATTCGGCTATGTCTGATGAACTTCGTGGATCATATCAAGGTGAACAATATTGGTTTGATAAATTCATTGAGGAACTTGGGCTACAATCTGAACAAGATGAAAATGAGGTTGTTCTATGAAAACAGCAATCATCACTGGAGTAACCGGACAAGATGGCTCTTATCTTTCAGAATTTCTGATTGATAAGGGCTATAAAGTCATTGGAACTTATCGTAGAACTGTGTCAGATTTCGAAAATAAGGCGCAAAACATCAAACACTTATTGAAGAATGGAAACTTTATCCTAGAGGAAGCAGATGTTACAGACTCTGCTTCTTTGTATCGTTTGGTTCATGAATATCAGCCTGATGAGTATTATAACTTGGCTGCTCAATCACACGTTGGTACAAGCTTTAAAACGCCCGTTAGCACCACTGAAATTAATTTGATGGGGTGTATGTATGCTTTAGAGGCAATACGCCTTCAAAAGCCATCCTGCAAGTTCTATCAAGCATCTACAAGCGAGATGTTTGGTGACAATACTCAATGTCCTCAAGGGCTTGGGACTCACTTCTCTCCTGTATCTCCTTATGCATGTGCTAAGTTGGCAGCACATCACATGGTAGGGACATATCGTAAGTCGTATGGAATCTTTGCTTGTTCTGGTATTCTTTTTAATCATGAGTCTCCAAGAAGAGGAGAGAATTTTGTAACCAGAAAGATCACGAAAGCAGCAGCAAGGATTAAGCTAGGACACCAAAAAGAACTTCGTCTTGGGAATCTTTCTGCTTTAAGAGACTGGGGACACGCAAAAGATTATGTAAAAGGAATGTGGATGATGCTACAGCACGATGTAGCAGATGATTATGTTTTGGCTACCGGCAAGACTAATTCAGTCCAACAGTTTCTTGAATATGTCTTTGACTATGCTGGGCTTGATATCAAATCACATGTTGTTATTGATCCAAAGTTTTATCGCCCTTGCGAAGTTCCAAAGTTATGGGGAGATCCTTCCAAGATGATGAAAACATTAGGCTGGGTGCCTGAGTATGATTTTGAGGAATTGGCGATGGAGATGTACGAAACAGATCTCAGGAGAGAGTCTGGATTAATTGATTCTCATTTGTGGGACTACTACGATGGAGGTGACAAATGAGACTAGAGAGAATGTTTAATTATGATTTTGATTTAGAGCTACCAATGGATGGTGGAACAATAAAGCAAGAGATACTAGAATTAAAAAAAGGCAACATTGTAAACGAGGAACTTAAGATTTTTGGGAATAGAGTCGAACAAGAATTTATTATCGATGATGTTCATCTTTTGAAAAAGAAGAAAAAAAGATGTGCAGTAATGTCTGTGAAAGATAATCCAGATTTGTTGAGGTTTACGTTGAGCAACTTTAGAAAAAATAATGTTTTTGAATATATTGATTTAATTGTTGTTGATGATCGTCCATCTAATTCTGCTATAAGCGAGGTGTGTAAAGAATCTCAAGTTTCTTATCTTAAAGTATTTTATGACGGATTGTTTAATTTTTCTATGGTTAATAACATTGCTATTCATTTTGCTTTGAACTTGGGATATGAAGAGGTTATTCTTTGGAGTAGTGATTTGTGGGTTGTAGATGAGCAAAATTTGATTAATTTTTTTAAAACTCATGAAAGAGAGAATTCTAAAATATCAGGAGCTGTCCTATTGTATCCCCCGGAGCACATGAGTTTTAGGGAAAGAAAAGAAAAAATTGACATATCCAACACAATACAATTTGGGGGATACTTCCCCTTGATCAATAATAATTTGAATACTGTATTTCCCAATCACTATGGGAGGTATGAAAAATCTGACAGCCTGCTGTTTAAAAATAATAGGTATGATATTTTTACAACTGGTGCTCTAATATTAATGGATATTGAGGCTTATAAAGAATCAGGAGGGCTAAACCCAAGTTTCAAGATTAATTTTCAGGATGTAGATCTATGTCATAAATTTTGTGAAATGGGGTACAATCCGTTGATAATCTCAGAAAGATGTAGATTCTATCATGACGAAGGTGTGTCATTGCAAAGCAATGAGGTAAATGAGTATAAGAAACTTGAAGCGCTACTTCATGCTAAGTTGTGGGATATCCCAAGAATGTCTAGTATATTGCCAATGGGGTTTTTAAAATGAACGAAGTATCAATATTTGGCTCAACGGGCTTTATTGGAAGTAGATATTGTGGGATGTTCCCAAATGAATCAATCAAAATTCTAAGAGAAGAAAATTCTACTCATGTTGGGAAGATTTTGTACTTCATAAGCACTGTTACTAATTATAATATTTTTGAAGATCCTCTTAAAGACATAAACACTAACATGTTAAAATTGGTTAGTGTCCTAGAAGCAAACAAGGAATTGGAAAACTTTGAATTTAATTTTATTAGTTCTTGGTTTGTATATGGCGAACAGGGAGATGCAGTGGTTAAAGAGGATGCTTATTGTGATCCGAAAGGTTTTTATTCTATAACCAAGAGGGCAGCAGAGCAAATGCTCATATCTTTTTGTGAAACATATGGCTTGAATTACAGAATAATTAGACTGTGCAATGTCATTGGAAAAGGTGATGTAAAATCTTCTAGAAAGAAGAACGCTCTCCAATATATGATAGAGAGATTAAAAAAAGGAGAAGATGTGAGCTTGTATGATGGCGGTGCTCATATTAGAGAATACATGCATGTAGACGATGTGTGTTGTGCGATCAAAATGATTATCGAAAAGGGAAATTTAAATGAAATTTATAACGTATCACCTTGTGATCCTGTAACAATAGGAGAAATGATATCATATGCTAAGCAAAAAATAGGCTCAAAATCTAAAATCAATAGTATGAAAACTCCAGAATTTCATAAGATAGTACAGACTAAAGATATAAGGATAGATAATACAAAATTAACTAGATTAGGGTTTAAACCGAGATATGATGTTTGGCAATCTATAGATTTGCTAATTGATTGAATAAAATTGAGCTCTCATACGTATAGAAGATATAATATTTTAAAGGAGGAAATAGTGAAAGAATTAATTGTAACAGGCGGAAGGGGGTTCATAGGATCTCATTTTGTCGAAGAAGCCCTTAGGAGGGGTTGCAAAGTGTTGGACATCGATAAGATGACTTACGCTTCTAATTCTAGTTTGCCTTGGGATAGTCACCCAAACTATACTCATAAGAATATGGATATATGTGAAATAACTCATATACCTTCTTGTGATCTTATAATTAATTTTGCTGCTGAGAGTCATGTTGATAATTCTATTGTCGATAGTAGCCCTTTTGTTAAGAGCAATATTATTGGAGTACATAACATTTTAGAACTCTTGAGAAGAAAGAACCCTGAAGATCGTCCTTTGTTTTTTCATATAAGCACAGATGAGGTTTACGGTGATGTTTTGAACGGATCATTCAAAGAAGAGGATAACCTAAACCCTTCGAATCCGTATTCAGCAACAAAAGCTGCTGCAGAGCACTTAGTTACTTCATATGGTAGAACATATTCCATAGATTATCTAATCTCTAGAAGTGCCAATAACTATGGCGAGAGACAATATCGTGAGAAGTTGATACCTAATTCCATTTATTGCATCAAGAATGATAAAAAAATTCCCATTCATGGTGACGGCACATATATTAGAGATTGGACATATGTCAAAGATAATGTATCTGCCATATGGCTTTTGATAGATTCCGGAATCAAGAACGAAGTATTTAACATTGCTGCTGAAAATCATATGACTAATTTAGAAGTTGTGGATCATATTCTGTCTTGGTATGGTAAAGATAGAAATCAAATAAAATTTGTTACCAACAGAGTAGGACAAGATTTAAGATATTCTGTAGATTCTTCTAAGATTCGAAAATTAGGCTGGAATCCGGAAAAAAGCGAAAGCATATTTAATTGGTTTATAGGGGGTGATAATGACTAAAGATTTTATGTTAGAGGAGATTTTATCAATGGTAGAATCTTATATAAAAGAAAAGCATGCTTCTAAGACTTGGACTGCAGGACAAGATTGGGTAAGATACTCAGGCCCTTATTTCTCTTCTGAAGAGTATGTTAGGGCAGTTAGATCCCTAATGAGTGAATGGCTTGTCATGGGAAATGAATGTATGATTTTTGAAAAAAAATTTCCAAAGCACTTTGGAAAGAGTTATGGAGTTTTGACTAATAGTGGATCTAGTGCAAATCTTTTGATGATGTCTGCTTTGACTTCCAAAAGATCTTATAACTTGCCAAAAGGAACTAAAGTTATTACACCTATTGCTGGGTTTCCCACTACTCTCAATCCAGTTTTTCAAGTTGGATTCGAGCCTATTTTTGTAGATGTTGAGTTAGATACTCTTAACTTAGATCTAGATCAAGTTGAAGAAGCGGCAAAGCAAGGAGCGAAAGTTATTACATTTGCTCACGTTTTAGGCAATCCCCCTAATATGGATAGACTTATGGACATTGTCAAAAAGTATAATTTGATTCTTTTGGAAGATTGTTGCGACGCATTAGGCTCAACATATGATGGTAAGCCATTAGGGAGTTTTGGAGAGTTAGCCAGTTGTTCGTTTTATCCTGCTCACCATATCACGATGGGAGAAGGCGGATTTGTAGCAGCAAGTACTCCTGAACTTGAAAAAGTTGTTAGAAGTTTCAGAGAATGGGGAAGAGCATGCTATTGTGTCGGAAAGAAAGCCAATCTTCTCAAGAATGGTACTTGCAAGGCTAGGTTTAAAAATTGGCTACCTAGTTTACCTGAAGAAGTGTTTGATCACAAGTATGTTTACTCTGAGATTGGCTACAACATTAAACCACTTGAGGTGCAAGCGGCGATGGGACTAGTACAACTTAAAAAGGTTCATGAGATTGACGAATTAAGGAGACAAAACTATAGAAAACTGTATAAGATATTTAAGAAATATGAAGAGTTTTTTATATTACCAAAAGCAACAAGTAAATCCAATCCTAGTTGGTTTGCATTCCCCTTGACAGTAAAAGATAGTGCTCCATTCACAAGAAGCGAAATCACTCAATATTTTGAATCCAATAAAATTCAGACTAGAAATTATTTTGCCGGGAATATTATGCTACAACCAGCATACACCCATTTAATTGATCCAAGGGAAGTCTTAGAGAAGTTTCCTGTTGCCAGAAAAGTTACGGTTTCGACATTCTTTTTGGGAACTTCGCCAGTCATTACCGATGAGCAAATCCAATATATCGGGCACATAACAGATAAGTTTTTTAACAAAGGAGAATCTAAAAATGGCTTATGAGATTTTTGAATATAATGTAGATGAGTATAATTTTAGAGAAGTTATAGTAAAGTTTGTTAAATGCTCTGAATTAGAGAGTCTGCATGAAATAAAAAGTTATGATTTATTTGATTTAAGTAATGATCAAACAAGTGTCTTTCACAGAAATTTTTATGACTCTTGTGAGGTTGATGATAGTTTTGATACGCTATATAAACAATTCGTTTCTAATGTAGTGACAAAATACTTGGGAGATAAAAGTGTTATATATCAGAAGCGTCCAACATTTAGGGTATGTCTTGAGGGCAATATTGCTGTTGCTGAGTTTCACAAAGATTCAAACTATAACCACCCAGAAGAAGAGATAAATTTTTTCATTCCAGTGACTGATTGTAGCAATAATAATACTATATGGATAGAGAAAGAGATAGATTCTGAAGACTATGAGCCGGTAACTCTGAAATATGGACAAGTGCTTGTGTTTAAGGGAGGGCTCTATAAGCATGGAAATAAGGTGAATGATACTGGGCAAACAAGGGTAAGTTTTGATTTTAGAGTGATAAAAGAATCAGAATATGAAGAAAGTAAATTTTTAAATTATTCTTCTATCAATTCTAATAAAAGGTTTATTGTTGGAGAATATTACGATAAAGTTTGAATAAAATCATCAATTCAAACGTATAATAAGTAAAGAGGAGAATTAATATGAGCACTGAAGTTCAAACTACACATTTATCGGATCAAGCATTGGCAGCAATTATGATGGCTTTACAAAATAGCCTTCTGAATCAAACTGACATTGTTCCTGTCCTTAAGGGCTTGAAGTTGACTGTACACCCAACTGAAGGCGTGATCGTGATGAATCCACCTATTTTGAGAACTCAACCTCAAGGTGAAACAATCGAAACGAGTGTACAATAATGCCGAAATATTCATACCGCTGTGACGCTTGTGAGAGCGAATATGAAATTTGGCATGGGATGACTGAGGAGCACACGAATTGTAATGTTTGTGATGCTCCTTCCGTCGTTCGTATTCCTGCGCTTTTGGGAGAGGTTACAGTAAACACTCCTAAGCAAAAAGTCGGTGATGTTGTGAATCGCACGATTGAAGAAACGAAAAGAGAGGTAAAGGAATACAAAAAGAATATTGACAGGAATTTTAAATTATGATTTTATATTTTATATTGGGATTTTCAATCCTACTCAATGCTCTTTTGGGGTGGTATATTTACAAACTTTTAAGAAACTTAATTTCTATGGAAGATGCTTTCTATGATATGAAAGAAAAGTTGCTTGAGTTTGCCACTCACTTGAGGGCTATCAACAAAGTCGAATCCTTTTACGGAGATCCAACCATTACAGCCCTTGTGGAGCATATGAAAAGACTTGCTGGAGATATTGAAGTGTATTCTCAAGTTATGGTTGTGTTTGAAGATGATCTACAGGAGGAAGAGACAAATGGCGAAACAGAGGAAGCCTAGAACAAAAAGAATGTATTTTACTAAGGTTCATGAAGATGCAATTATTGAATTTAATGATCCAAATACAGACTTTAAAAGAAAATCAGAGTTGTACGAAACTCTCATTCATCCAGCTCTAAACGAGATGGTTGATAAAATCGTATATACATACAAGTTCACAACACTACCAAACATCGCAGAATTGCAACAAGATTGTAAGGTAATGTTAGTAACTATCTTGCATAAATTTAAGCCTGAGAAGGGACACAAAGCGTTCTCGTACTTCTCAGTTATTACGAAAAACTGGTTTATTGCACAAGTAAAGAAGAACAAGAAAAAGAATCAAAGAGAGACTTCGCTCGAAGGGCAAGTTGAGGCTGGGTTTGAACCCGGAATGGATGATGTGTATCATGAAAACAGAGAACGACAAGAGTTTATGAGACTTCTTAGAGAAGAAATAGCATCTTGGGAATCTGTGACAATGCGCCCTAACGAAAAGAAGGTTTATGATGCCATAAACACTTTGTTGGATAACGCCGACAAGATTGAAATATTTAATAAAAAGGCTATTTACTTATACCTTAGAGAGATAACTGGATTAAATACGAAACAAATCGTAGCCCAGTTGTCTAAAATGAGAGAGAAATACTCTGATTTCAAAACGAGGTATGAAAATGGTGAAGAGTAATGTCAAAGAGACTTGATAAATTTATTGAAGAAGCAGTTGAAAATATTAGAAAAGATCGTGAGACAACCCAAGAGTTGTTGAGCGATCTTATTACTATTGCTGGGCAAAGCGAACATGCTCACAAAGAGGTGTCACTAGCTGCTGCAAAATACGTTGAGACACTTCAAAGATCCAATGAGCAGTTGGTTAAGTTGGCTGCATTGGTACAAAAAAACGAAAAGAAAGATTCTGTATTCAGTTTCTCTGGAAATGACAAGGATGATATTTACGATATGATCCAAGACAAAGATAAGGAGGAGTAATGGATGGCTTCGAGATTTATACCACCTCCTAACAGGCTGAATCAGATATCGAATAAGAAATCTAAGAGATCATTCTCTGATGATTCTGGGCAATCTATATTTCATGAACTGAAAAAGAATGTTCGTGATAAACACACCGCTGATGCCTTTGAGCAAGTTGGCTCTATGAATGCAATTGTCTTAGAAGTGATTGACACTCCAGTTGACAATATTCTGTGGAAAAACCCAATGATGTCTTACCTCAAAGAAGAAAAGGGTGTACTTCCGGATTACATAGAGATTAGGTTTAGAATCCCGGAACTTCACGCTCACTTACCTGAGCCTGAAAACGCAAGTGATTGGGCAGCGATCAACCGACACCCTAAAGCACTTATGACTAAGGACAAGGCAATCCCTGAAGTTGGTGATATTGTGGTTATTGATTTCCAAGATAAGAACAATTTCTCAGGAGCATCTGTATCTGCTACTGTAAATAGTAGCAATCCACCTGCTGGAGGAGGTGTCTGTAAGGCTTCTGAGGCGTTTGGTTCTGGTGAGCCGACACTTAACCTTAATCAACCTCAAGGAGACGCTCAAGAGCCTTCAGGAGGCTCTGAGAAGCAAGAATTCACCAATGATCCATCTACTGAATCTTATTCTGAAGGGATAGACTATGACTCCAATAAAAACACGCAAATCACACAATATGTTCACAAGTTGTATTACTTGGTTTCCCTATCAGAATTCGATACAATGCCAGAATTTTCAGATGTTAGTTTAACTTTTGATAGTTTATTGAGAAAAGACGTATACAACGTTTGCTTCACATTGGCTCACGGCGATAAAAGAATCAGAGATGTACAGAGGCTTAAAAAGATCATGATTGATTTGAAATCAAAAGGAGTGAGAGTAGGACTGATGATAAGGCAAGATTATGAGCATTTTATGGATAATTTCAAATTTTTATCGAGCATAATCAAAGAGACGTTCCCTGATTATTTTATCAACCATTATACCACTGAATCCTCTAGCGAAGCAATAAAAGTAGATAAAATTTGCTCCAATTTGACTATGCAAGGCAGGATAAGGCAATTTGCTTATTTTAGTCATGAGACAGATAATAGTCTGTTTTCCGTAAAACTTGAGCATTGTTTCAAGATATTTGCTAGTAAAAACCATTATGACTTTAACTTACAGAAAGATAATTCACCTAAGCCATATTCTAAATTTTCAATCTCTGCCACTCCTTTACTAAAGAGAAGAGATGCTTTTAGACTAGGAGGGATTAATTTTCTTAAAACGCCAGAGCCAGATGGTGATCCTTGTTTGTACGGAGAAAGGACTGGTAAAATATTCTTCGAAGAGTTTAAATATGCAGGTGCTCAGGAAACATTGATCGATGATTACAGCAGGCTTGAAAAAGACATTCTATCTGTTGTAAAGGGTGTCACATCAATATCCGATACTCAAAAGCAAAACTTTCTAAGTAGTGTGGTACGTAATGAGAAGAAACAAAAAGCAGAAGTTAGAAATACCACTAATCAATCCTTCCAAGATGATCCTATAGGACAGCCAGTTGACAACACTCCTACCCTTGGCGTAGAAAATTCTTCTGTCCCAACTCAGTCTGCGCCTATAGAGAATAATGCTTCGCCCGGATTGCAATGTGCTCCATTGCCCGGATTAGGAGGGTTGCCGAACCCTGTTGGAAATGGTGAACTTGTGCAACCGCCAACCTTAAGGTTTTCTGAAGTGCCAAATTATCAAGAATTGGGATGGACTACTGATGCAGACAAAGGGGTGAATAATGTTATATTAGACTTTATGAATCGATTCACTTCTGCATATTACAGAAGAATTCCAATGAATGATCCAATCAACACAGGAAGTGCTTATAAGAAAATCAGAGTAACCTCAACTCTCAGAACTGCTTCTAAGCAGGTATATTTAATGTGGGACAAGATGGATAAAGGCGGAGAAAACGCTGTGTGGAGTTTGTATGGCTCAAGTGCACAATGGGTTAAAGATGTCGTGGCAGAATGGAAAAGACATAAAACAGGTGATGCTGGGGCAAATGCAAGAGCAGTGGCTTCCGTACAGGCAAATATTGACAGAGGAAAGCAATC